ATTGGCGTCTAGAAGACCGGTGAGAGTAGAAGTTCCACCAACATTTAAATTCTTGACAATACCAACACCACCACTTACAACGAGTGCTCCGTTTGTGGTAGTTGTGGATTGAGTTGTGTCACTAACCTTTAATTGTGACTTAGCATTTACTGCAGCAGTAAGTTTAACTTCTTTATTGAATGTAACCGGACCATCAAACTGAGAAAGAATTGTACCAGAGTTTCCACCCTCAACAACAAGTCTTTCCTTAATTGTAACCTCATCAAATACCGCACTTAATCTAGATGGGTCTTCACCGGTAATCGTTGGAATTGGATTATCATAAGTAACTTCTTCACCAGTTGCGGATGATGTCTTACGATTACCTACAAATAAGTCTCCATTATTGTTCATACCAGTATAAACAACAATACCACCAGACCTTTCTTGAGATTGTACCAAGAACTCTTCTCTTTCGGTTAAGGTTACGGTCTGAACCTGAGGCAATCCGGTTGAGTAGTTTCCGGGACCATAACCAAGATATTCAAAAGTATGACCTGATGCCCTAACGATAGAAGGTCTTCTAAACTCAATTGAGATTGGATTAATCTTTCTAATAAGTGAACCATTATCATGAGCGGTTTGTCTTGTGGCAAGAGATCCACGAATCACCGTAATAGAACTTGAAGATAGAGTGCTACTTGCAACTCTCATAATCTCTTCATCAATCTGAATATAAGAACCAAGTGGGAATCTCTTGGTAATTGCGTCTGCTCCTACAGGGCTTGAAACTGCAATTAGAGTATCAGTAGTACTAATTCCGGCACTGGCAACAAGAGTTTCCTTATCAAATAAAGGAACACTTCGTACTCCTAGATTCTCCGCAGAAGAATCAGAACTTGCATCATTTGCCGACAGTCCGTGCTTCAGAATATATCCATTATTGGAACTATTGATAGAAGGAGTAAGTGATGTAAATGAAGTAGTACTAATTCTATCCTTTACAATATAATCACCTAGATTATTATTTGAAGAATCAATAACTCTAAATCTATTACCGGCAACTAGTCCGTGAGGTGCATAGCAATTGAAGGTTCTTATACCAACGCTGCTAGAATAAGTGGTTGTCTGAATCTGTACAGAAGGTCCAACAACAAAGGCATATTGAGATGTGGTAATAACAGGGTCACCCGTAGTTCTGGCAATAGAAATCTGATTGTCTGCAGAAACTGCCGTAATACGATGATAAGTATCGGAAGTTGTACCGGCACCAGTAAATTGAACCACATTACCAATTGCCGTTGTAATTCCTGATGTGGCAACATTAAATCTGGCAGAACCATTACCATTACCTATTACAGAAGAATCAAAATATAAACCGTTAGCTCCAGAACCGGCAGAATAACCAGATCCAGAAGAAACAATATCGGCAGAAGCAACCGCTCCACTGATATGAACAACAACATTTGCGGTTGCTCCCCTCCAAGTTCCAGTCTGAGAACCGTTTAGAAGTTTGACATTTTGATATGTTCCTGGAGTATAAGTGGCACCACCATCTAAAGTGCTACAGGTTACAATACCAGCAAGACCGTGCTCTCTGGCAAAGGTAATCGTTGCACTTGATGTAGAACTAGAAACAGAGGAAACATCAAGACCAACATTTAAACTTGTAAGTAAGGCATCACTAGACTCTTTGGTAATGCTCTTCTTAAGGTCATTTGTTACAACATCTCCAATCGGAGACCTTTTAGCAAATGTCTTGGCAGATGTTGGAGTATCATTAATATTATCTCTATCCAACTGAGGATACAAGTCAACAACATTTTGACTATACTTGATATTTGTAAACTCGGTTGGAACTGCCTTATCCGCACTTAAGACATAGAGGTGATAAACCCCATCCTGAACATTTTCAATATATGGTGTGATTACCTCATTTCTGTAAATATAAAGATTTGAACGTAAATCATTTCTTTCAAATCTTGGAAGCGAAGTTGTTCTGACAGTTGTATTATTTGTAAATGTAGTTCCCGGAGTTCTTGTTGTTAAATATGTAAATGTCATATCATCAACAACAGATTCAACCGTAAAGGTTCCATTATAACCAAGGTCATCTTCACCGGTAGGATTTTCATCACCGTCCGTTACATTTTTGATGATAATACTATCACCATCATTAAGATTGTGTGGAAGTTCCGATATAATCGTTACTGTATTAGAAGCTCGTGTACACTTGGCAATAAAACTTAGATTTCTATTATAATCATAGTCCGTTGTAGTAAGACTAGAGAGACTAGAATCAGCATTATCACGATATCCGGTTGAACTAGATTCCTGAATGACAAATCCATTCTCGGGATTTTTGGCATTCTCTAGTTGTTTTGGAATTACAACTCTAATCTTATAGATTTTTTCATCTAGACTTCTGGTGTCGGCAATTCTCTTAATATAAGAAGGTTCGGTTCTTTCGGTTAATCCCGCAACACCTAATGAAGTGAATGCAGTATAGATGGAACTACCTGCATTTGTGGTAATATACCACTGATTATTTGCAGTATCAAACTGTACTGGATGACCAACATCACCGGCAATTTTATCAGATACTCTACTTAGAATTCTTAGATTAGTTCCTAAATAAACATTAATTTCATTACCATTTATAGCTGCCGATTGTGAAGAAGCAAGTTTAATTTCAGTAGAAGACTCACGAATTGCATAATAAACTGTATTTTCTACAATATTTTCTGGCAGGTCTCCATCATCACTCAGAATAATAACTTTTTCACCTGTTTGGATATTGTGAGTACCAATCGTAAAGATATTAGATGATGGTCCAGAAGTTACTGTGTGTTCCTTTACAGAACTTGTAACACCATCGGACATTAGAATATTTGCCGAATATTCCGTTCCGTTTGCGGTAAAATATAATTTATCACTTACCTTTGCACCAACTCTATATCCTTGAGTCAGGACTGGTGGTACATCATCTTCGGCAGTAAATCCAAAAAGATAAAGTCTATTTTGACCTGGATTTATTGTCGTATTCGTAGTTATACCAACATCTAATGAAATCCAATCAACATTTTCTTCTTCTCCCACAATTGCTCTGGGAGCAATAATTGAGGTAATAAATGCATTATTATCCTTGTCAAATGCTTCTTTTTTAAATCCGGCAGAGGCAAGTGAAATCTGACCAAAGTTTGAGTTGGAGTTGGTAATGCTTAAGTCACCACCACTTTCGGCATCAAAGTGCTTATTAAATCCAATTGCAAAGACGGAAACAATCTGAATAAAAGCATCATTCGTTGCTTTTATGTGACTGGATTCCCATCCACTTCTATAAATTGATAATGGTTCTAGGTGATAAACTGTACCAAGTGAGGATGACTGAGAAGATAAAGTTGCACCGGCAACTCTGGTTATGGCAATATTATCCGAATAGTTTCTATTTGTTGGATTGTATCTTACAAATGCACGGTCATCTTTTTGTAGAGATACGCCAGTAAATTGTGCAACAACCATCGAACGGAATCCCGATGCCTTACTACCATCGGCAAGCATTCCGTTCATTCCATAAACAGAACGCAAGGAAATATTAAAGATATAAGGTGATGCACCAGAAACCGTATCAGTCTCAATCGTTACTAATCCACTTGATGCATTTCCGGGTGTTGGTAAATTAAGACGGAAATTAGGAAGTAAATATGTAAAGACTGTTGGGTCGGTTTCACTAATACTCTGAACCTTTGTAGAGATATTATAGTCTACTGGCGAAACTCCACTAATCTTGATTGGAGTTCCTGCCGTAAGTTCGTGAGGTATTGTTGTCTTAACCGTAACCTGACTGTTTGGTGTTCCACCACTTCCAGCCTCAATAGTAGAAATCTCAATTGGGTCCGCAGCAAAGGCACCTACAATCTCCCATTCGGGTCTTTGCTTTTCAAAACCAAGAGGTTTTGCGGGATACTTATCATCAATATCTCTACCGGATGCAAGATTAAATGCATTAGACAGTTTTGCATAATACATATCAAGGTCAGTAAGACCTGTATTTTCTAAATTTACACCATCGGCATACTCAAAGCAGGTGAGTTTGTGGTGAGAGAATGTTGGTACTGATTGATTATTAACTGAGAAGTCTGCTGGGTCAGTATATACCGTACCTTCTGTGCTACCATCAAAAATACAGAACTGCCAGAAATAGCAGGCACCAGTGATTCTAAAAATTGCCGAGTTTGAAACAGCAGAATCAGTTGGGTTTGGGACATATTTTGGACGAATCTTGGTCTTTCTTAAATCTAGACCAACAATTGAAGTTCCTCTGGGTACAACAACACCACCATTAACACTATTAAACTTATAAAGAATATTATCTTCTTGTGTGAGGTCAAATACCGAATCAAGAGTGAGTGATAATGTACTCGATGCCGCAGATGTTGCACCACTCGGAGATGTTACTGTTGCCGTACCACCAACATTTTTTATAGAAAAACCGGGTCTATTATCAACCGTATGTTGACCAGGCATCAAAAGAATCGTGGTCTTCTCTACTTCATCATTACTATTTCCTTTTTGATAAGAAAATCTTGCTGCCTCTAAAAGTGCTCTCTGCAGCGTTTTGAATGGTTGGGCAAGTGAATTACCCTGATTACTAATACTATCAGTAGAATCAAGGTCACTTGGACTTACATAAAGAATACGACCTTCTGTATTCTTTATAAAATTGTCTAATTTATTCAGAGGCATCGGATTATAACTTCTAAATTATTTCTATGTTTTATTTATGAAGTCAAATCCTCCTCATCAAAAAGATATTCTACATCTGGGGGCATATCCTCTGGGTTTTCTAGGTCCATCATAAACAGGCAAGGATGTGCCTCCTCGTCTATAAGATAGAAAGAGTTTTTATATAAATCTTCTGGTTCAAATGTACGATATTTGTCCGCTGTTTTACAGAGTTCTTGGTCGTATAAGTGCCCGTCTGGGAGCTCATCAAAGGTAAAGGGAATCTCGTTGATGAAGTACATTTTCACTATCATACTGCCATTATTGTACCAGCAGTATGCGTGAGTGATTTTGTACTTAAAAGACATATGAATACTTCAATATCTTATATTTATTTTAAGTAGGAAATGGGAGACTAATTTAGAATAAGTTCAGCAAGATCGTTGTGAAGTAGTCTATGACAAACAGCACATAAAGGAATACATTTATCAATCTCTTCTTGTAATTTTTGGTAAGAACCCATTCTCACCATTCCAGATATGCCACCCATATCTTTTGTTGATGGATCGATATGATGTAAATCCATAGCACAAGGAGGGTATTTAACTTTACAGATGGCACAAGGTTTATCTTTTGCCTCTTCGACCATTTGTTTTCTCTTATTATGAGAAGTTTGTTTTGTTTTTGGAAGTTTATGTTCAGAGTGCCACTTTTTTTGATATTCTTTTTGCTTTTCTTTGTTTTTATAAGGCATATAGGTTCAAGTATCTAATGATATTTATAACCCAAATATTTTTGAGTGCGAGTAGCCAGGGTCGAACTGGCACGAGCATACGCTCAACAGATTTTAAGTCTGGTGTGTCTACCGATTCCACCATACTCGCTTGTATGAGACCATTATAACTCAAAGAGTCATAAAGGTCAAGTGCTCCTTGAGGGGATCGAACCCACCTTCGCCGCTTTATGAGAACGGTCCATTCACCAGATTGGTAAAGAAGCATTCGCTATTCGCAAATAACGAATAGCAATACGAGTGCCTGGATTCGAACCAGGTCAAAGGCCCTAATCTGGGGCAAAGGCGTTATAAGTGCCCTCTGACTACCAAGTCTCACTCGCAAAAAATCAACAACCTTCTTCGTGGTCCGTGTGTATTCGGATAAGGTCGTCGTGTGCAGGAATCATCATAGCATCTCCGTGTTCGCTATGAATCATAAAAGACTCTCCGTTCTCTACTCTATTCATAAGAGCATCAAAGTCTGCTTGAAATTCTTCTACAGTAAACTCTTCCATTTATCAAAGGGGATCAGAATATGCAAGACAATCATCACTTACCTGAGCACGAACCACTTCAAGAACATTCATAAACTGGTCTACGGTCTCACAATTTACAACTCGTTCACCACCCTCATTAGAATACAGGTAGAACTTACGAGCAAGAGTATCAACAACACAGCGGGTCAGGGTCTCTTCGGCAGGCATCAGGCGTTTCGTTTGATTACCTAGGTATTATAGGGCATCAGGCGGGTGGTGTCAAGGGGTTTTGGCAATCAAATTCCTCTTGCCGTTCTCTGGCAGATTTGATGGGTGCGGCAAGAACTATATCCTCTTTTGTTCCCGAAAGTTCTCCGCCTTGTGAGGTAATTCTTTCTACCTCTAGTGCGACTATTTCATCAATCGCAATTCTGCATCTATTATATACTGCATTTTCAATCCATTCTTGTGTATCATAAGAAACATAAGCGAGTGCTTTTTCTTGTGCTTCTGTTAAAGTGATTGTGTAGTTCATAGTTTTATCCTAAGAGAAATCCAGTAAAAACAGGATTTTGATTTGGGTGTATATCAATAAAAGAATATGGTCTTACAGTATCATTTGTTGCTAGTGATATGATACATTCTGTGGCAAAAGGACGAAAATTATTTACGGTTTCACTGGTAAATGTTCTGACAATTGCTGTATTATTAAGTCTAATTTCTATGTTATTACTTCCACTTGCACTTGCTTCAGTAAATCCAGTAAAACTAAAATAATATAATCCAGATACAGGAGCAGTAAAATTTCCAGTTGAAGTACTATAATAATTTCCATTATTTAATATTATTGTATTTAAAATAATATTTCCAGACAGTATCGGAATTCCTGTTGCACTAATATTTCGGGCAGTGAATGCTGGTCTATTGGAATTTAAAACTATACCAGAACTATCAATCGATAAAGCAGTATTTCCGGTAGTGCTTTTAATGAAGTTTGCTTGAACTTCACCTACATTTAAGATACTCATAAGTTTTCTGGTTTTGGATATTTATTTTTGACTTCATCAATAGTCGCTTTCCAACCATCATAACCTTGATGATATAAAGTATCTAGTTGTTCTCGAATAGGTGGATAAGCAGAGGCACGGTCTCTTTGATATTGTTTACTTTCATATTCTTGTTGAAGTCTTTCTCCTTCCGCTTGAAGTTCTTCCTCTGTTGGTGGAGGAAGTTCGTTTTCATTAGACCACCATAATCCGTCATAAGATTCACCATCTAATGACCATACGGATCCGGGTCTTAATGATAGTATTGCTTTTGTTAAATCCATTATGCAGAAACCTCCATTAATGTTAAGGTGGAAGTAGGAACAGAATCATAATCATTAGCGACATTTTGAAAGATTTGTGATCTATTTAAATAAACAGTGGGACTACCAGAATATCTACCTAATGCTATTTGATAAGTTACTGACGATGTAGATGCCGGACTATCATAATGAACTCCACTAAGTTGTGACATTCTATATTGAAGGCTGGCGGGATCATATGCTGGGTCTGTATACATGTTAATTGTTCCTGCCGATGCGGGTCTAACACCTTCGAAGATAGGTGAAAAGAAAAAAGGACTTCCGTTTCTTTTTATTCTAAAATGTACCTGATATCCGGATGCTCCTTCTGTTGATGCTCCAACATACAGATTAGTCAAAATAAGTATTCTATTACTTGAACTACTCGGTGTTATTGATGCACTTAATCCAGGAACATCTATGTAATAACCAGTACCAGTTTGCACGGATACTCCGGTAAAACTATCACTTTTTGCAACATGAACAACCTGTATAATACTTCCAGTACTATTAAGAATGGGTTTTCCGGCAACCGTTGTGATTACGTCAGTTCTTAAAGTACTCATTACTCTACACCTTCTGGTTTAGGATATTTTGCCTTTACCGCAAGACAGGCATCAATATATGTTTGTATTTGCTCTTGATCGTTTTTTACAATACCGTCAAGATAATCAGCCATCGGTGGATATTCTGCTGCTCTCAGGCGTTGATATTCGGTATTGTCCCACTCTCTTTGAAGTCTTATTATTTCTGCGTCTACCTCTTCTTTTGTGGGTTTCTTTTGACCACCTTCCCATACTGGTTTTTCTAACCATTCTATACCTTCATAACAATTTCCTCGTACTAAAAATTGTGCATTAGGTCTTAAGGATAAAACTGCAGATGAAATATCAGTACTAAACTTTTTAAGAATATCCAACTCAATCATGCTGACACCTCCATTATAGTAAATCCAGATTTTTGTCCAAATCCTGAAGTAGTAAGTCTTAATGGTACAACCTCATAAGACGCAGCAAGAAGATTGAATGTTAGTAAAGTTCCTGCCGGAGATGTTGAAGTATAAACTACAGGTCTACTATGTAGTGCTTGCCCCACTATTACCCTTCCAAAACTATCAATAGCCCCACTGGTTTGTGCCCAAGAATCTCCATTTATTCCATCTACACCAAGTATTCTTGTAGTTGATCCTGAAATTGTTACAGAATATCCAATATTTGATCTACCATACCTAAAGTCACCACCTAACGATACTCCAGACCATCCAGTAAAAAATCCATCTAAAACATATCTACTATTATTGGCAATTGCAGTAACATTTAAACTATAATATACTTGATAAGATCTGAGAACAGTCACATCAAATTGTGACGTATCCTCTCCATATACAACTTGAAGAATACTTCCAGTACTACCAAGTATTGTCTTCCCCGCAACTGTCTGAATTGTATTAGTTTTTAAAGTACTCATATTTTATCTCAAATAATAACCCAATTGCCGCCTGAACTTACAGTTACTGTGACGCCACTATTTATTGTGATTGGACCAACACTCATTTCATTATAAGATGGACCGATTGTATAGTCCGCAGAAATTGTTGGTCCAGTTCTAAAAAATGGAGTATTACTTGCCGTAATGGTTCCATTTACATCCAAAGCAGATGATGGACTAGTTGTTCCAATTCCCAATCTATCATTTGTAATATTGGCAAATGCAATATTATCAGAAACAAAATTACCAGTATCTCTTGCCTTTCCCATTTTTATTTTTATTTATAATTAGCAACTTAGAACTCTGCTTCGGGTAGAGTGTTTATTGGTTGATTTAGTGGGGTAATTTGTGCCGGAACAATTCCTTGTTGTAAAGTATTCATATAAAGTTGCTGATTTTGTTGATTTGCCTTTACGACTTCATTTCTAAAGGACTCAACCGCAGCGCCAGTTTGATTTGATTTTTGTGCAACTTCAATAGTAAGTATAGGCATCCATTTCACGGCACACGCCCAATCGTCAACTTCTTGTCCGGTGTTTGGATTTACTCCTCTAATCTGAGTAAACCAAGCACATTTATTTTCTATACATTCTTTTTTAATAAGAGGGCAGAAGGTTCCTTTTTTCATATTTAAATTTATAGTTATAGATTATAATACATTAAGTATCAAATAAAAGCAATCGGCCAATCTGGATGTGTTTGGTCAAGAACTAATGCTTTTGGATCATTAATATTTTCTGGCAAATCTCTTAGTTTTTGCCTATAGATTCTCCAAGATTCTTTTTGCTCTTCGGATAATGGTACATCTGGCAATTGAGTCCAATCTGATTGTGTAAGTAATTGATTTCTAATATTTTTTAACAATTCTAGATAATCTTTATTTTTTTCTATTTCCTCTTGTTCTCTTTCTTGTTCTATTCTTCTTTTTTCTACATTATCTAGTGCTTCTTGTCTTTTATTTTCATCATCGGTAGTCCATAAATCATTAGATTTTAAGTAATCAATATAATCCGGCATTAACAACTCATAATCATTAATTGGAGGATGTTCAGTTATAGCATCAGGATCTATATCTATAAACCATTCCCCACCATTCCAGTATGCAACAGATTCTTTTCCTGTCTCTGGAGGTTTTACTAGTGTGGTAAATGGTGGTAAATGAATCTCGTCCTTGTCTTTATTATTTGGAAATTTGTATTCACCGATATATTTTTTAGTTTCGGGAGACCATTGATAACCCAAAATAAGTTCTTCGTTTTCCATAATCATTTTTTTAATTTTTAGAGCATAAAATCATATTAATATATCTAGGAGCCCAGTTTGTTGCACTAGAACCATTATCTGTAGTACCGCTGTGACTGTGTGAGACACTTTGTCCACCTGTACCAAATGAGTGAAAGTGGTTGGCAGTTACACCACTAGTCCCAGCATTAAATACTCCACTATTAACTGCTGCATTTAACCCTAAGACATCACGTGTCGTATTATTATTATTACTTGCACTATAGATGTGTGCGTGGTCATTTGATTCATTATTAGTATTTCCGGTGTGACTGTGATCCACACTTTGATTACCAGTGGTAAAACTATGAGTGTGTGCCGGAACTACATTATTCAGAATTGGGGATGCAGAACCTGCGAAGGCACCACCAACATCACCACCACCAGATACGACTCTAAGCATTCTGTTATTTGCCGAATCGTCTGTTACTCTAGTCCATCCAGTTGGTGCTATATCTTGAGCAAACATCAGTTTTGTTCCCGCTACAAATCCATCTCCAGAAACACTTCCCCACGAAGAATTGGTTCCGTCAGAAACAATTACTTGTCCAGCAGATCCTACAGAAGAATTGATTGAGATAGCATTACCGGAACCACCACCAATAACTATTGCCACTCTACTTTCATTAATTTACTTGTTATTATTTATAGTATTCTTCAAAATTTCAACCTCATATTTAAGTTCTTTAATTGCTTCTACAAGAAGTGCAACAAAGTTTTGGTATGCAACTGATTTAGGATCATCACCAAAAACAAGATGAGGTATAACTTTTTCAACTTCTTGAGCTATAAACCCTAACGAGTGCTGATTATTTTGCTTATAATCAAATTCTACTCCACGAAGTTCACAAACTTTATTTAATGCACCTTCAATAGTTTTGATATTTTCTTTAATTTTTTCATCGGAGTTTGCTGTAACTGTTCCGGCACAAGTAAGATTTCCTGTTGAAGGATTAAAGGTAAGTTTTGTGGATGAAACATTCACAGAATCAACCGAACCAGTAGTTATATCATCAAATAAAAGGTATCTGGTGGCATTGGTAGTTGTGTCATCAGAGAGAGTAACATTTGTAGCTCCAGTAGCACCAGTAGCACCTTGAAGTCCTTGAGAACCTTGAATTCCTGCGACATAATTGCCCAAGTTAAAATATACGACCTCAATAATATCTCCGGCAGATGCACCAACGGTAAGAACAACTGTAGTACCATTAGTTGCGGTATAATCTACAGACTCTTGTAAATGAGAACCATTTAGATATACAAGAATATATTGTGCTCCATACGTAACCGAGAATGTTGTCTGACCAGCAGTAGCAGTAAATGTTGATTTTGTAATTGTTGATGGAATTGTAGCTATGAGCGCACCGGGAATTCCTTGAGCTCCTTGAAGACCCTGAGTACCTTGACGACCCTGAGTACCCTGAAGACCCTGAGTACCCTGTAAACCTTGGGTTCCCTGAGTTGTTCCCGCAAGTCCCTGAAGACCCTGAAAACCTTGAGCACCCTGTAAACCTTGAGTACCTTGAGCACCTTGAGTTGTTCCTGCAAGTCCTTGAAGTCCTTGAGTACCTTGACGACCTTGAAGTCCTTGAGTACCTTGAGCACCTTGAGTTGTTCCTGCAGGTCCCTGAAGACCCTGAAGTCCTTGAGCACCCTGTAGACCTTGAGTACCTTGAGCACCTTGAGTTGTTCCTGCAGGTCCCTGAAGTCCTTGAGTACCTTGACGACCTTGAAGTCCTTGAGTACCTTGAGCACCTTGAGTTGTTCCTGCAGGTCCCTGAAGACCCTGAAGACCCTGAAGTCCCTGAGCACCCTGCAAACCTTGAGTGCCCTGTGTTGTTCCTGCAAGTCCTTGAAGTCCCTGAAGTCCCTGAGCACCCTGAAGTCCTTGGGTTCCTTGAGTACCTTGAGTTGTTCCCGCAAGTCCTTGAAGACCCTGAGTACCTTGACGACCCTGAAGTCCTTGAGCACCCTGTAACCCTTGAGTACCCTGAGTTGTTCCTGCAAGTCCTTGAAGTCCCTGAAGTCCTTGAGTACCCTGAAGACCTTGAGCACCCTGTAAACCTTGAGTACCCTGTAAACCTTGAGTACCTTGTAATCCTTGAGTACCTTGAAGTCCTTGAGTACCTTGAGCACCTTGAGTTGTTCCTGCAAGTCCCTGAAGTCCCTGAAGACCTTGAGTACCCTGTAAACCTTGAGAACCTTGAGTACCCTGAGTTGTTCCAGCAAGTCCCTGAAGTCCTTGAAGTCCTTGAGCACCCTGAAGTCCTTGAGCACCCTGAAGTCCTTGAGTACCTTGACGACCTTGAGTACCCTGAAGACCTTGAGCACCCTGTAAACCTTGAGCACCCTGAAGTCCTTGAGTACCCTGTGTTGTTCCTGCAAGTCCCTGAAGTCCCTGAGTACCTTGGAGACCTTGAGCACCCTGAAGTCCTTGAGCACCCTGTAACCCTTGAGTACCCTGACGACCTTGAGTACCCTGAAGTCCTTGTGTTCCTTGTAATCCTTGAGTACCCTGAAGTCCTTGCGTCCCTTGTAATCCTTGAGTACCCTGAAGACCTTGAGAACCCTGAGAACCACTACCTTGTAATCCTTGTAATCCTTGAGTACCCTGAAGTCCTTGAGTGCCTTGTAATCCTTGAGCACCCTGAAGTCCTTGTGTGCCTTGTAAACCTTGAGTGCCTTGTAAACCTTGAGTGCCTTGACGACCTTGAGTGCCTTGTAAACCTTGAGTACCCTGAAGTCCTTGAGTACCCTGCAATCCTTGAGTACCTTGACGACCTTGAGTACCCTGTAAACCTTGAGCACCCTGAAGTCCTTGTGTTCCTTGTATTCCTTGAGTACCCTGAAGTCCCTGAGCACCTTGCAGTCCTTGAATACCAGCGGCAAATGGAGTAACCCAACTAACTCCAATACCAGTAGAAATTAAAACACTACCAGCAATACCTACATTTCCATAATAATCTTCTACTCTTGAGGTAATACCAATTTTACCACCAACATAAAGATTTTTTTCAATACCAACACCACCTTCCGTAACGATTGAACCAGTATCTTTATTTGTTGATTCTGTGGTACTAGTTACATAAACTACATCATTAATTTGAGTGGTTCCTGCATTTGAATCTAGAATAAGATTTCCACTATTTGTACTGACCGTATTTGTATCAAGTTTAATATTATCAAATGTTCCTACACCAGTAACATTTAAATTATTAATATTTACCTGAGTATCAAATGTTGAGATTCCACTTACTCTTAAACGATTAAGTGTTGTAAGACCAGTAACACCTAAATCACTCTCAATATTTACTTTTTGCTTAAATGTTGATAGTCCGGTTACATATAAATCAGTTACATCAATTGCTCCGATAAACTTTGTTGCCGTTACAATACCCGTAAAATAAGCACTTGTTCCGGTAACAAATCCAACTGTTGTAACTCCAGTAACTTGAAGATTTCTAGTTGTTGTGGTTCCTGTTACTCCAAGAGTTCCAATTGTCGCTATTCCGGTTATAGTAAGATTATCAATAAAGGTTCCGCCTTTAAAACTAGATATTCCTAAAACATCTAGTAAAACCTTTGGTCTAGTACTTCCAATACCAACACGATTATTAACTTCATCAAATACAAAGTTTGAAGCTCCATCAACTAATCCGGCAGAATTATGAAACTGAACTTGTTGATATGTTCCTCCTGCCCCTGCTCTAATTGTATCTTGATTTGTCCAAATTAAACCACCAAAATTATTTTTAACTAAAATTTGATTATTAATTCCTGGATTATTAAAGTAATCATAAATTGTTCCAGTAAGTCTAAGGTCTCCCTGAACGTGCAATTCTTGTGTTGGATTTGTGGTTCCTATACCAACCAATCCAGTTGGTTGTACCGTAAAAAGTGCTCCACCACTACCAACATTTAACCCATTACCAATTGTTAAAATTCCAACAGAACTATTAAAGACTAAATTGGAAGATGTTGCAAAGTCATTATTTTCTTTAAATAAAACTCCACCATTATTTCCTGGTGGAGATACTGTTATTGTTGCGGCAATTGCAGGAGACCCATCAGGATTCAAATAACCCTGTACCGTAATAGCACTTCCTTTAAAATTAAGTTGACTAATACTACTAACTCCTCCCGGTGGAGTTATAACACCTTCTTCATAAACAGTAATTCCCGCAGGAATTAATCCTCCACCAACCGGAATCCAATATCTTTCTCCCGGATTTTCTAAAAGAGATATAAGTTGATATTGAGTTCCTAATGGTATTGTTGGTCCCGGTACAGCAGGATCTCCAAGATTTGGTTCTGCCTGGTCAAGATCCAAATACCTATATCTATCAGTAGATAGTGAACCCTGTGGAGTTCTTTTGACTCTATTACTAAGGTATCTTGGCATAATTATGTCGTACTATTTTCTAGAATGCTGCAAATAAATTCCATATGAAGTGGTCCGACGTGACCTCCATTCAAATAAGTATGAGCAATACCAACAACTACACCAGAATTAGTTACAAAGGTTTTAGAAGTTCCGACACTACCAATTATAGAATCAACAACGAAAGATTGTTGAGGTGATGGGAAAATAGATGTGGTTAGTCCGAATGATCCGCTACAAGTAAATGCCAATCCACTCATCGTAACCTCATCATTTACATTAAAATTATGTGGTGTAAGTGTGGTTACAGTAGTAATTCCACTTGTATTGTCATATACGCAGTTAGTAACCGAAACAATACCTGATTGAGTTCCTTGAATTACAACGGAATCATTAATTACGGCGGTTCTTTCTAAGACTAATCGTCCGTCAACAATTACTACAGCATCATTTGGAGGTATTTCTACATTTTTAATGATTCTAATATCTCTAGTATTTCCAGAAGTTCTTGATGATGTACTTTTTCTTCTATGAGTAAGAGAGACTGTTGGATAAGTATTGACACCCACATTTGCAACCTGAGCATAAAGAAGAATTGCAGAGACTCCAATAGGAGTTGTATATACTGTCTGTTCTCCTGGAGCAACCGGAACTGCTATGGTTAAAAATTTATTAAGTGGTGCGACTGCCATATCTTATCTCAATGCAAGTATGAGTGGTGTAACTTCTGCCTGTATTGCCTTACTAAAATCTCTTCCTCTGATAGTTGCAGATGGTTGATTAATTTGAAATCCTTCACCGATATCAAAATTACCTTTTTGGTCTGTACTTGTAAATGGAATTTGTGCCCCATCTAAAGCAACAATCTCATTTTCTTTAATAGAAACTCCACCTTTAAACGGTGTTGATGTATTTATGTCTGTGCCAGTACCGATATATTCAAAAGAATGAGAGCTTGTAAGTATGCGACTGATTCTCTTTAATGAAACTTCTTCTCCACCAAATAGTTCATATGGTATAAATTCGTTAAAAGTGACTGTTGTAATTCCAGTAACAGATGTTGTTTCTGTTGCAGAATCAACCGCATAATAAATTGGTTGAGTAACAACATCTGCAGTAGCAGTTCCTCCGTCAATAAAAACTTTAAGATCTTGCGTTGGTAAATAATTTCTTCCACTATTTACAATATCTATTGCCGTAATTGCACCTGTTACTTCATCAATTGTCGGACTTAATTCCGCAATAATTCCTTGAGGTCCTTTTGGTTGTTGAGATTGATCAATATTATCATAAACAAATATTGTTGGAGGTGTTGCAGGACTATATCCAGACCCACCATTTGTAACTTTAATTTCTTGAATTTGAACCATTGGTTCTTGAAGTATTCCGGTTCCTTGAGCATCTGGATAATTATTTAAATTAATCTTAAAGAAAAGTGCCTGGCCATCATAAGGTCTTCTTTCAAGTCCACCACCATCTTTCATATTAGCAAAGGTGACTTTATCACTTCCGGCATCAACACCAGGTTGAGTTCTAGTTGGAGGGAAAGTACTTACAATGCCAGTAAATTCAGTAGAACCTAATCCAACGGCAACGAGTCCAAAATTACCAAATGATGAGTTGGAGTTTGTTAGGTCACAAGAACCACCAGTATCCGCATAGATTGCAATATCGCAGTTGATTGTGAAAATAGAAACTAACTGAGCATATCCATTATTAGTAATTGATACTCCGATTCCTGCCTCATTATATTGTGTGAATGAATCACAAACCATACACTTCAAATCATTACCAATTGTTGCTGCAGTTGCATGGTCTCCATTAATTTTCATACCAATACTGCTACTCATAAAGTTGGTGCAGTTACGAATATATGGAGACCTCCATCTTCCAGTAGGTCCTTCTGTAGCAGGACCCGGTTCTAAATATCCAGTTCTAACTCTTGAAATCCCTGCTGGTGGTGGGAATGCCACTGCCGCACCTCTAATAGAAATTGGTGCAGCTGCATCAAATGGATTTTTACTATAAGCAAAACTTAAGTTCTCGATTAAACATCCTCTTCTCACATAGAATACGTCATCATCATTTTGTGGGCATATTGTCACAAGTCTCAAATCTTGACCACTAACAGTAACATCAGTTCTCAGTCCAATTGGGTTATTTTCAAAATAAACGCCAGAACGAACCATAATAGTATCACCTGGTTGTGCAACATCTGCTGCTGCACCAATTGTAAGTTTTGCCGCTCCTTCGGTTCTTCCATTATTATCATCATTTCCATACTTAGAAACATAAATGATATTCTTAGAGTCTGCACCGGAGGGAGACCATACTATCTTTCCGTCCGGATATGTGGTTCTAGGAGAAGAAGTGGGCCCATTATTAATAATTGTGGTTACAATTCCTGCACAAACAGTAATTGCGGAGACGACATTAGAGCAACCATTAATGTTTGTATTAGACCCAACAACAGGATCATCTGCTAAAGTTAAATCTTTAATTTGAGGAAAACTAGATCCTACACTTTGATATGATTTTGGAAGGGGTGCATTATTAATTACATATCTTGCAATTTGTGCTGCAGTTGTAATGGCAACAATTGTGGCATCTTTTACAGAATATCCATTTATATCATTTCCTGTAATATGAATTAATGAAGGTCCATTATAATAAGATAGTCCGGCACCAACAGACCTAGAGTTTCCACCTCTCGTAATATCATAGGTAATCGCTTTAAGAATACTCTTAATGTCATCTTTACAATTTACGGGATCGGTTGCAATTCCCGAAGAATTAACAATAGTAAATGCCGGACTCTTATAGTCTGTACTTGTTAAAAATCCAATAGTTTCATTTGCAATAAAATCTAGATTAAGTCTTATAAGATTTGCCGCATCAAAGAATCTACCACCTATGATGCCTCCAGATGTATCAACTCCAACGGTAGTTAAGACATTTCTAGGGACCTGATATTGCTCTGATCTAAATCCAACATTTTCATCTGTATCGTATATTGCTCCACCATCAAAGAAAACATCTTTTTCTTTGAATTGAATGTCTCTTCTTGGATTATTTGTACCGAATCCAACAGATCCTATTCCAGTCGTTGTAATTACTGTTCCTGCCGTGCCAACTTGAAGAGTTGTTTGAAGAGTCGTGGCACTATCAACATTTAAAGTTCCATCAACATCTAAGTTTGCCTGAACATTTACTAAATTAGTTGCAGAATCAAGAATTAGGTTTCCAGTTCTAGTATTAATGTCTGCTGCTCCTGCAGATCCAATTGTTACCTCACTAATATAGGCATTCGTAAATGCTGTTGAATTATTACCCAAATAAGCACTTTTATCGGCATCAGGAATTATTCCAGTATTTACCTGAACCTGACCTACTAAAGTTGATGTTGAATCTACATTTAAAGTTCCGTCAACATCTAAGTTTGCCTGAACATTTACTAAATTAGTTGCGGCATTAAGATTTAAGTTTCCGGTTGCAGTATCAATAGTATTATCATTAGCACCATCGGCAATTCTAATTTCACCGATATGTGCATCAGAAAATGGTAATGCCGCAGTTCCTAGATATGCCGCTTCATCAGAGATTGGTACAATACCAGTATCAACGGTTACTAGTCCTCTTAATCTTGAATCTAAATCAACATTTAAAGTTCCGTCAACATCCAAGTTTGCCTGAACACTTACTAATTCAGTTGCTGCATCAAGAATTAAATCTCCGGTTGCAGTATCAATAGTATTATCATTAGCACCATTGGCAATTCTAATCTCCCCAATATGTGCATCAGAAAATGGTAATGCCGCAGTTCCCAGATATGCCCCTTCATCGGAGTCTGGTACAATACCAGTATCAACGGTTACTAGTCCTCTTAATCTTGAATCTAGATCAACATTTAAAGTTGAATCAAAATCAACCGCACCTGTTGCGTGAAGAGTCCCTGTTATATCTAAAGTTGATACTGGACTACTATTTTGAATACCAACTTTGGACATTCTATAAATGTCTGATCCAGATAGAGACCATCTATCGGAAATAACTATATTGGTAAAACTTGTGTTAACTCCAATAGTAGCTGATACAAGATTATCGGGATCAGTACCATCAAGAAAATTTAAATTAGCAACTGTTCCTTGAAAGACATTTTCATCATATATTCCAATTGTTTGTAATGGAGTTCCTATTCCAGAAATATCTCCCCAAAAAACACTAGATCCATCACTTAAAAGAACTTGACCTGATGTGCCTTTGTTTGCAAATTTGTCTTGAAGAGCCCCCTTAAGGCGTATATCTTGCTCAAAGGTGCTGATACCTAAAAATAACGCACTTCCATTTACGGTAAGATTTGATGTTGGAGTAGTCGTACCAATTCCAACTTTATCATATACAATTAAATTATCGGCAAGTAAATTAATTAAGTCTTGAGGTGGTTTATAAGTTTCACTAAACTCAATATCAGGTTCAGTTACAAATTCTAGTTCTTGTGAAACAAAATACTTTTTAGCGTAGGTGAAAGTACTGAATGCTGTCATTTCTTTAAGTTACTTTTTTGTCGTAGTGATAACCAGCAATTGACCTTTCAGAATTATCTCCGGGATAATCTTCTATGTCTCCTTCATACTCTGCTATTAATTTTTCAGTATCTATTCTTTCACCAAATATATGGTAAAAACAATATATAGGGGTTTTTTCTTTTGATTCCAATATAATTTCAGTACTATCAAGTTTTTTTACAAAAATATCTTGATGAAATTCAATTGGGGTAATGGAAACAGTAATTGTATCAGGATCTACAAGGTTTTCCCAATATTCTGGAAGTTTAATTATATTTTCATTCATTAACTTTCCACGAACATATACTGCCGCTTCGGGCCCTTCAACGCAACTATGAGTTAATCTCCAACCACTTTTAGTTGGGTGAGGAATGTCAAAGTTCTTCTTTGCCGAAAGTTTGTGCTTTCCTTTATTAGAATAAACTTCTCCATCTGCATTAACATTTCTTTTAACATTCACAAATTGATTAACATTCACACTTTTTTTGACATTCACAAATCCATCAGTATTAATATCAGGAGTGGTAGGTTCTTCGGGATTTTTAATTACATTCAAAGTT